ATATATATCCACCTCCTTTACGTTAAAAAACATCGGTATAATTATAACAAAAATTCCTGTTGTGTCAAGGATTTTCTCAATTTTCTTTAAATTTTAAAAATTTCAACCTTTTTTTCGACAAAAATTCAATATCGTTATTTTGCACAAAACAGGTGCGTGTTCTTTGTAGAATTTGTTTCTTTTCTATTTCCTATCATATCCTCTTTCTTTTGTGATAGCATTCTAATAAGGCCGCCAGGTTCATGCCGGCCGTCTGAGATTCTGTAGCTGAAATATATTAGCTAATTCTCTGCAATTCCTCCTCAAACATTTCCGCTGCAGATTTATACCCATGGATACGCCGTGGGTATTGATTTATCCAGTTTTCAACCTCCTGGATGTCCTCAGCCGTTCGATCATCAAAATTCGTTCCTTTAGGGACTTTTCTCCGCACCATTTTGTTTGTGACTTCGTTTGTCCCTCTTTCCCAGCTGCTATATGGATGACAGTAATACATCTTTGTTCTCTTTCCTGCTCCTATTGCGGATCTCTCCAGTTCTTCACAATAGGCAAATTCTGTCCCATTGTCTACAGTTATGCTTTTGAATACCGTTTTGAATAATTCTCCCCAGCGTTTTTCCAACCGGTCCACTGCTGCCACCACTTCCTCAGCACTATGGTTATTCAATTTGAATATGATTTCCGCTCTTGTTTTTCTTTCTGTAAGTGTTAATAATGTATTTTTAGATTTTCCTCGGCACCCCAGAACGCTATCCATTTCCCAGTGGCCAAACTCCTCTCTGCTGTTTATGATCTCCGGTCTATTTTCTATGCTTTCGCCCGCCTCTGCTCTCTTTTGCTTCTTTACCTTATTATATTTTCTTTTCCTATTCTTTTTTACAGGCAGATTTTTATTGGTTACTCTCAGAAAAATTCCTTTATCTATATAACTGTATACAGTGGTTGTGCATATTTTGGTCTGGAACTCGCTCCATCGGCCTGATGCTGTCAATTCTCCTATGATTGCATCCGGACTGTAATCCTCATTTATTATTTTATTCTCAATATAATTGGCTAGCTTGATATCATTTCCTATTTTCAGCTGTGTTCCCCTTACTTTCAGGTTTTCATCACATTTTCGTTGTGCCAGATCTGAACTATATCGCATTTCGGTGGTATAGTCGCTGTTTAAGTGTTCATATCGGCCTCGTTTAAGTTCATTGTAGATTGTACTGCGGTGTACGTGCAAAATCTCAGCAATTTCCGCAACTTTATGGCCAGCATTATATAAAGCCTCCAGTCTGATTCTATCGCTGTGTTTTAATTGTCTACTTCCTTTTTGATTTGCCATACTCCTGCCTCTTTCGTAAAACAACCCGCAGGCATCGGTGTCCTGCGGGTTGTTATGTGCTTCTTATCATTTGCCTTGTATTATTTTATCTACTATCAGCTTTTCAATGTAATGCGGACAGCTCCGCACTCCAGTCTCCCAGTTCGACAGTGTTCTATATGGTATTTCTAACCACTCTGACACCTCACGCCTACTCATTCCCTTTTGTTTGCGTGCTTCTTCAATCGTCATTTTGTCTGCTTCCTTACGCTCCATATCCATTTTCTCTCATTTCATTTATAATTGTTTCATCATATCCTTTTCCGTAGTATCTAAAAATAACACTTTCATCTTCAAAGAAAACCCAGTCACAATTAGTATCATTGATAATTCTTGCAACCGCTTCTTTTTTTGAAGAACCCGGCAAGAATTTTGCAATATATTCGACAGCTTCGCACATTGATTTGAAATTAAAGACCTCTCCGCCCTCTTCCTCTTTGCAGATTGCAATATAATCGTTTTTTGTATATCCCTTTACTGCTTTCATTCTATTACACCTCTTGCCTTTTATTTTTTTCCTGCTATAATCTAATTAAGCACTTGGGGCGGTTAGCAGGATTGTTTAGGTATCCGCCCCTCGTGTGTTCCCTTTATTCTATTTTACTTTCTTACCTCTTCAAGGATTTTTTCAATATGTTCTACTGTATGTGTTTCTCCGTTTGTTCTCGCTACTTCTCTTATTGATACTAACATTGCTATCAGATCTGCTTTACTCATTTCGTTCTCCATGTTTAACTCCTTTCCTGCTGTTCCCTTGCTACAATTATATAATACACCCATTGAGTGCATTTGTCAATCATTTTCTACTCATTGGGTGTATTTTTTCCAAGAAAAAACACCGTAACATACTGTTACAGTGTCCCACTTTCATCAGTCAGCCATTCCATGCTCACGCCCAGTGCTTTAGAAAATATTTTCAATTCATAATCTGTTACGATTCTTGTGCCTCTTTCTATGCGACTTATTGAATCTCGTTCTATCGCAACTCCGGCCACCTGCATACGCGCCGCTAAATCACTTTGTGTAATTCTGTTTTTTGCTCTCGCCAACCTTATGCGTTCCCCGCACAAGTTATCTTTTCCCTTGTATGCGTATATCTTCATCCGGTACGCCCCTATCATGTGTTAATAATCAGAATTTTTCTTGACTTTACCACATTTCAAAAGCATAATTGTGTTAAAGGTCAGCATGACTATAATTTTCACATTTATCTAGGAGGATGCACTATGGATTTATTCACAAAAGCTGATAAGCAAAAAGAGTTCCCTGATAGTAATACCGTTCTTATACATTTGAAAAGCAACGGAAAATTCAATGTAACTATTCACGATAACTTTCTTACGGTAGAGCCGCGTGGTTTCACTAATGCTGTTAATAAGGGACTGATCGGGCAAAAGACCTATGATCTCAATAATGTTTCCGGTGTACAATACAAAAAACCCGGATTTACCACTGGATATTTGCAGATTGTTCTCATCGGCGGCAGAGATGCACGAAACGGCGTCTCCGGAGCTGTAAAAGATGAAAATTCCATCACTTTCTCTAAAAAAGAGGATCATCTGATTCTTGAAATAAAAGAATATATTGAAAATTATATCCATGAACGCTCCGCTGGTTCCGCTACAGCCTCTAATCTTGATGAAATACGAAAGCTTAAAGAGTTGCTTGATATTGGAGCAATCACAGATGAGGAATTTGAAGCCAAAAAGGCTCAGTTGCTTAACATTTAAAGAAATCACAAAAAGCCCCGGCATTTTGCCGGGGCCTTTCTGTTTGTCACATGTCTGATATTATTTCACATATACATTTCCATCATAGTATGCCGCGATCCATCCAGACGGTACCAGAATCCATATATCACTGCCTACATTCTTGATAGCCTGGCACGTTACCTGAGTACCTGCATCCAGGCATCCATCATGATCTTTATCATGTCTCCGTCCGTCCAGTGTCAGCTGGCTGTAGCTCTTGGTTGGGCAACCTGTTCCTGCTCCTGTTCTCACTTTCAGTTCAACCTGCAGAGCGTACACTGTTCCCACTTTGTATGTCGGCGCCTTGTTGGAGCTGTTTCCGGAATTTGATCCAGCCTGTCTGATATACGATGAATCTACAAAACCATAAACCTTTTTAGCAATCAGGATATAATACCAATCATGGCCGCTGTTGTCCTTGATCGTATCGCAAATATCCACCAGGTTTCCTGCTCCCAGTACCGGCCAGGACTTGATGCTTGTGGAGCTGCCTGCCCAGGTCTTAACCGGAACATTGTCCTGTGTGATTTCTCCCACCCACTTCGGAGTCTTATTGATTCCTCCGGATGCTGATCCGCTGGAAGTCGTTCCGGAGTTCGTTCCAGAATTAGAACTGTTTCCTTTACCGGTTGCTTTGGATGCATAGTCAGGTATTCCGTATCCACGGATATATCTGCCGTTAATTGTGATCTTTCTTGTTCCGACCAATCCGCCGCCCATGTTGCACTCTCCTATTAGAATCTCTCTGGTGTTCTTATTGACCTCCAGAACAATTCCAACATGATCCGGCCAGCTTGTACAATCCGTTGTTGCATAATTCGTTCCATCTTTCCAATAATAGAACACGAAATCTCCAGTATCTGGGATATATGCATCATTTTCAACCCACCGGCCCATTTTCTGAAACAGCTGAATCATATATCCACAGCTGCACTCTCTTGGAATAATGTCCGTGAGTCCGGCCTTGATTCCAGCTGCAGATGCTCCTGTTGCACAGTAGTCATCTGTTGCCGTTACCCTGTACCCTCTGGCTAATGGCAGGCAGCTATTGTATAAGTTGATAATGACCATGTGTGATCTATCTGACCGTTTCAGTCCGATCCATCCTCTCATGTTGTTTGCTACCATCTGTCTCAATTCATTCTCTGTCATTCCTGCGCTCTCCTTTTCTTCTCCTACATACTGCTTGATCCATTTCACACAGCACTGATGTCTGGACTGATACATCTTGTCTCCAACCTGGTTGTTGTTTGATGTATCCTGCTGATCCAGGATCAATGATGCATAGACGCTATCCGGCGTGTACGGTTTGGCCGCACGTCCGAAAATTCTTTTTGTCGGTTTCGGGCCTCCCAGATGTTCAATCTCGCACCACATCATCTGAGCTGGTACAGTATTGACTCCGTATGCCACGGCCTGTTTGATGTATGTCTCCATCAGCTGCTCAAACAGCTCATCTTGGCATTTCTTTCCGCTCGGTGTCGTGATGATTGCGATCAGCGCCGCTTTCTCTGTTGCAGATGGATTCCAGCCGATTGCCTCCCAGTCCTGGCTCAGTCTGGACTCAATTCCTGCAGTGTCAGCTCCGCGAAATGCTCCCGGATCCTCTTTCAGAATCATCTGGCAGAGTTTTCTGGCCTCATTGCCATAATTCTGTGCCCAGCCCAACGTGCAGGTTTTTTCATTCGCTGAGTTTGCTCTCTTTCCGGCGTATGCTTCGTATCTACGTTGTCCATATTCCTGACCGCCAGACTCCACTCCTCCGATAATGTTCGTCAATATTTCAAGTTGCTTTTTGTCCATGATCTTCCTCCAATCAAAGAAAAAGGGACGGTTTCCCGTCCCCTGTTCCTGTTATTTTTCTGTCTCGTCCTCAATGCACGCTGCATCTGTCAGTCCCTCTCCGATGATGTACGCCACCACGGATGCTCCTGCCATAATCAATGCTGTGACCTGTGTTGCTGTGTTCTCAGCTCCACCTGTGGCCACAATCATCATGCTCACGAAAGATGCAACTGCAGTCCACAACTTTCTACTTGTCAGTTTTCTTACCCAGTTAATTTTCTTCATTTCTATGTTCCTCCTCTGATTTCTTTGTTAAAATCTCTATTGCCTTTGTGATCTGTGGCGGCATCGGAATCCCCATCAGACCCGCATTCTCCACAATGCTGATAGCCTCATTGGAAATAAATCCGATAATCACGGCGTCACGTATGTATTTCACATGGATCAACATATCGAACCGGTACGCCATCAGCACGATCAACAAAATCACTGCTTTTCTGCAGAGTCCTTTGAATCCCGCCTTGCTTTCCAGTGCTCCGTTTTTCGTCTTTGTAGACTTGTGGAACACTCCGGCCACAATCAAGCCAGTCAGGTAGTCTATGCCGATCAGAATCATCAGTGTCTGCAATCCTGTATCCCAACCACCCAAAAGTGCTGCTATGAATCCGCCGACCATTCCAACCGTGGTGCATAACTGCTCTTTCATCATCTTTCTACACCTCCCCTCTGCCCTCATACATCATCCACATCGTCCACATCAGCGTATGGCCTGCAGTAGTATTCCGTTATATCCAGCTCGTCCTCAATCTGTTCCAGCGTCTTGCTGCTCTGTCCTCTGATATACAACCGCAAGTCCGTGATGTGCGACCATAGCCTTGATATAATTCTCAGCTTAGTCATCATTCCTCTGTGATCTCTCCCATTCCGGATCTAACCAGAATATCTTTCACTTTTGTCTTTAAGAGACGTGGAACCCTTTCATACATTTTCTTTGCATCCTCTACTGTCTCCTGGTTCATAATTTCCTGTGCCCATAACATTGCCATCATTGCAATACCATCCTTTCCTGTACATAATAAAAATAAATTGATTAGTAACTTACGCATAAACCGCCTCCGACATTTCCAGCAGGCATGATTTCAGCATCCTGATTGTTTCTTCCTGCTCCTGAACCTTTTGTTCTAGTGTCTTTTCTTTCTGTGGCTCATATTCCAGATATTTCTCCGGATTCTTCTCCACAGCTTCACGGTTTACGTTTTCCGCTTTTTCCCGGAACTGGTGGAAATCATATTCCCAGAACGTATCTGTCACAGTGATATACTGTTCTTTTTCTACCATCTGCTGATTTTCTTCTGTAACTTCCTGCCCATTGAGGCAGATTGTCACGTCCACCATTCCGTTATCAAGCGGCTGCCAGCTGACCGCTGGCTGTTCTGTTGTGAATCTTGCTTTCAATGCTTACCCTCCTTTTCGCGTATTTCATCAGTTGCTCTATTCCATACTTCTTTTTGAAGTGAACGGAATCTGAATTTTTGAACCACCCATAATATGAAATGCAGCGGTACGCCAGATCTAGTGCTATCTCCATACGCCGCTGCACCTGTTTTCTCAATCTCAGATATGCCCGTCTTGCCCGGAGGAATATGCTCCGGCGGACTTCTGTGTGGTCCCTATAAATTTTGTAGCCCATCATATCAATGCAATCTCCGTGATGCTTTCCATCTTTTCCGATATAGTCAACCTGGAACAGTTTCCAGTTCGGTTTTATCTCCAGGCCCAACTCCTCTCTGAAAAATCGGATCAGCATGAGCATGGCCTTTTTGACGTCTACCTTTCGTGGTCCCAGGATCAGGATATCGTCCATATAAAAGATTATTTTATAGAACAGTCTTGTCCGTTTCTCCTGGCCACGTCTTTTCTGCACCTTAAAGAGCTTTTGCTGTGCATAGTGGTAGGCAAAACTGAGGTAGTAATTGCATAGCCACTGGCTCAAATATGAACCGATGGATAGCCCCTGCTTGTACGATGCAATCAATGTCTCCACTAAATAAAGCAGGTCATCATTTTTGACCTGCTTTCTCAGAAATCTCATGAGCTTTCTTGTGTTAATAGATGGATAACAGTGCCTCACATCTGCCTTGGCTCCTGCCCTCGTTTTGTCCGGATTCTTCCGAATCCATCTCTCTATTGCATTCTTTCCGTATACCTGGCCACGGCCCGGCACACTGGCACATTGATATTTTCCTATCTTTCTTTCAAATAATTCTTTCAGAGCATTGACAGCTACATAATTGTATATCTGCTGTTTTATGCTCTCCACGCCTATCTCCCTGAGCTTTCCGGAGTTTCCGTCATACCTCATGGAGTAGTGTATTTCCGGGAAATGAACATCACGCTCCTTGATTTCCCTTGCCAGATCTTCCGCTGCTCTTTCCAGCAACGGGTCCACATTGCTCCTTTTCTCCTGGATCAGTCTGTTCACAGCCCTGACGGACAGTGGTTGACCGGTTTGGTATCCGGCCAGGAACCCTGCCACATCACGCCGTTTCCATTTATCTGAAAAACATTCCAGCATACAGGCCATGATCCAGTCTTTATCCAGTCGTATATTTTTACAGTATCGTTTCAACTGTGAGTCCTCGTTTCTTGATACAGGAGTTTCCGGTTTTTCTACTCACTCCGCGTCATGGCCTACTGCACCATGCGCCCGTCCAGTCAGGCTCCTTGGCTCCCAGCTGGGCGGTGTGGCTTCAATCGTATTTTGGGGATATGCCCCACGCACCTGCTTTCCGGTGGCTCCGTTCCTACAGAGCGAAATGTAACGCTGAAATTCAAATAAATTTCAAGAAAATCCAGAGACGATATTCCAGTTCGTGTTCGACCAGCCATTGTTCGCATTCAGAATCCAGAGGCCAGCATTCGCGCCATTGTTCAAATTGCCCAGCGCAAGCCACAGAGGAAACCGCCCGTTTAGCGTTACAAGTCCGTTATTTATTTATAAGGGGAAAGCCCCTCTGTCAGGCCGTTGCCTGCTATTCACCCCTGGTGCCGTTTGGCGAAACGCCAGAGACGATATTCCAGTCCGTGTTCGACCAGCCATAGTTCGCAAGCAGAATCCAGAGGCCAGCATACGCGCCAAAGTTCAAACCGCCCAGCGCAAGCCACTCTCTCTGTCCTGACGTTCCTGCATCTGTATACAGTCCGTCAGCAAATCCAGTGGTTGAGCCTCCGCCTACTTTCGTAGGAATCATGATTCCCAGGTTTGGATCTGTTGTTTCTTCCGTGATATATTTCCAGGATGCTGCTGTATAGGCCACCTGTGCGATAGCCTTTTTATAATTTGCCCGCACTGTCGCAATGTTGCTGGACAGTGTGCTGGCGTCCTCGCATACATAGACATCTCTGGCCGGATTCCCGTCCGCACCGGTAACAATATCCATGACCACATTTCCCAGGACCTCATAGGCTCCGATGCAGGTCTCAATGCCCTGGATCTTGTACGGATCTTTTCCATTGGTGTTGCTGTTCGGAGATCCGTCTGAGCCAGCCACCTCATCAGTCGCTCCACTGTGCCATGGCATTGTTGTGATCCATGTGGTCAATGTCGTATCGAATGCCTCCTGAGCATCCACATATACTGCCGCATTGCTGTCATCCACGTCCTCAATCTTTGTGACTTTGACGCTGTATGCTTTGTTGTGCATATAGGAATAATACCGGTCTTTGTTTGTGTTTGAGCCAACGTCTCCGATGGATACATATGAGCCGATCACATAACCAGCCGCCTGTGCCTTTGTTAGTACCACTCTCATCACTCCGGTTTCTTCTACCAGGTTCTGGTTCTGATTGCTGTATGAGGTACATCCGGCCATGATGCTCTGGCTGTGTGTGGTTGCATATTTAATAATCATCATGAGCTGTCTATAGAACAGATCCCAGCTTGTCGTGCCGCAATAGTGACCACCCAGCTTGTGCATATAGGTTATCATTCCGGTGTAGCTGACCGGATTTCTCGCCTGTGTTGCCTGGCAGCCATTGGCCGGTGCCAGGCCTTTTGATGAATACGGCACTCCATCAATGTCTCCCGCCGCATACTTGGCATGGATCATGAATGGGCTGATTGTTCCGTCCGGATTGACAGATTCTTTCATCGGATACGGTGTCAGTTCTGTCTGGCTGTCAGAATAATGATATAGGACTGCCTCGGTAGTGTCCTCGATGCCGAACCAGGCGCTCATTGTAACCTCTCCGACCTGCACCTTGCCGTACTTGGTAAATCCAATCTGGCCCTCCAGGGCATCTACATGGTTGAAACCATTCTCGTCTACAGAAAAATTGCAGGTAAAATGATGAAATAGGCCATACTGAGCATAATCATCTCTGCCCTCTGTTCTTCCCACAGATGGCTCCGCAACCATATTCTCATTGGCATTCATTTTCACGCCCACAGGGCTTGTGGAGGTCTCCCATTTATAAATTTTTGTTGTGAATACCTTTCCGTTTCTCCTGAGTGCAAAATAATTGGAGAGTGCATTTTCAACGCCCCCTCCGTTCTGCTTAATCAGATCAATCTGTGTCTGGCCAGCTGTTTCAATTTTCGTGACGCTGGCTGCTGTATTCTGTTTCAGATCTTTTGACGCCTGCTGTGCATTGTTCAGGTCAGTCTCCAACCCTGTTTTGATCTGGTCAGCATTCTGGACCAGATTCTGCATGGTTGTGATGTTTTCTCCGGATGTTTTGATACTTGCGTCAAGTTTTGTTTTGGCTTCTCCAGCCGCTGTCACATCTGCCTCCAGACTTCTTTCTGCCTGTCCTGCTGCCTGGATGTCTGCCTCAAGGCTCTGCTTTGCTTTTCCTGCAGCTGTGGTATCCGCCTCTAATGTCTGAGCTGCCGTGTTAGCCGCCGTGGTATCTGCCTCCAGTGTCTTGGCTGCCGTGTTGGCCGCCGTGATGTCTGCCTCCAATGTCTGCACCGTCTTTGTGGCTGCTGTGTTCTTTTCTCCCAGGCTCTTGTCCAGGGAGGTTGCTGTTGTGTTCTTCTTTTCCAGGTTTTCTGCCAGTGCAGTCCCTGTGTTCATTTTAGCCGCCAGGTCTTTCTGGACTTCCTTTGCCTGCTGTAAATTGCTGTTAAATGCCTGCTGTATCTGCTGGTTTTTTGTCACGTCTGCATTGATTGACTTTTGTGCCGCCTGGATGTCCGCCTTTGTCTGATTGTATGTATTATTCTCATCAGACACCTCATTGATTGCAGAAACAATCGCAGCTCTGACGTCCTTTCCTTTCTTGGCGCTGGCAATCTGTTCCGTGTACTTCCTTACGTTTGCCATGTTTAACCTCCTAACTTCATCGTATGGGCTGTATCTTCCAGAGCTACCGTTTCCAGATCCTCCGGATGTCCTGGTCTCGCAAGTCTTTTTTCTTCCGGTGTCTCTTGCCAGATATCATATCCTTGGACGCAATACAGCGCCAACTCATACGGTCTTATCATTGTTGCTCTGTTGTTTTTCTTCGCTGAGAATGTCTGCATTTTTGTCTCCTCCCTTTATTCCAACTTTTTTCTTGAAATCTTCGATATCATCCACCTCTGTTCCTGATTTTGGTTGCTGTTCTTCTGTGCCGGTCTGCTCCGTATTAGCTACCGCCAGATCAATCTGTGTTTTCATCAATTCCTGGGCGTATTCTTCTGACTTCATCTGCCTCATGTGTGACTGGATTCTATCCAGCACCTTATCCATGAGACTCGGTGGAATTGCGTACTCCTGCATATATGCCAGCACCTGTGCGTCCAGTTCTCCTGCTACATTATCCAAAATTGCTCCTACGTTCATGATTCTCCTCCTATCCCATCAATAATCCATTTCTATAGGTTTCATCTGTCCACGACCATTCTATAGCTCCGTTTCCGATGTCTCTTATATTCGTGATTTTTCTGCGCGTTCCGGTGTAAGTCGTGTATACTGTTCCAGCGTTCCAGCTGGTAGCTGTACACAGCTCTCCTTTGATATCCACGCAAGTGTTTCCCATGATTCTCAACGTGTGTTCGTTTGTGTTGTTGTAAGCTCCGTTGAAATCAATGTATCCATAGGTCGAACCGCTGTATCCTCCAGTGATTTCTCCATAGCTCATTTTTATCCACCAGTCTCCATTTTTCGCCTCGAAACTTCCCTGACAACTTGCACCTTTCATGGTTACATATCCAGATGCCGTGAGCGTAAAGTTTGTGGAACTGATGCTGATTCTGTTCGACTTAATTGAAATAGAGCCAGACTCTGCACTGATCTCTGAGGAAATTTTTCCTTTTGACACTCTCAGCTTGATAGCATCCGCATTGACCTGGATACTGCTTTTCAGTGTATCCTCTGCTTTTTTCGCTCTTGTGACTTCCGCCGTGATATCGTTGGCTGTCAGTTTCAACTGAGACTCAGTATATGCCGCCGCATATCCCATGATTTCCACGTCTGTGATGTATACCGTTGTATTGGCCACGTTATTGTAGAAATATGTATAAAAATATGACGGTGTTGCAACATTCTCAAATTCAAATGTTTTCCAGGATGTGCTCAAGTCTCCTGCATTTGTATAGTGTGACGTTCCATCTATTGTCACTCTGATTCTGGCTGTTTTCTCCTGCCCTGATGCACAGGCCGCTTTGAACCTTACTCTGACTTTTCCTTTTTTGTCGAACGGTTTCTGATACCACCGTAGATAATAGGTGCTAGTCGTGTTCGTGATCTGAGCACATGATTTTCCGGAAAACGTGTTCTGTGTGACCTGTGTATTGTTAGACCGGTACCAGCCAGTGAACTTATCTTCGCTATCTGAAAAAGATCCGTTTGTGCAATAGTTATGACTGTTGCTCTCATACATCTCAGATACCTGCTGAGTGATCTTTCCGGCCTCTACCGTGATTCTTGCGTCCACATCGTCAATCAGTTCTTTCACATTTCTCAGTACACGGATATCCGTCAGATAAATCTGCTGTCCGGATGAGCCAGTAATAGAAAGATAAAAGGATCTTGTCCCGGCGCTTGTGTAGGTAACGGTTCTTTTCAGTGTGTACCATTTATCACAGTTTACCGTTGACAGGTACTGTGAGATTGTATTTCCGGAAAAGCCAAAATAACAATAGCTCGGTTTCTTTCCAGTAGGCGTGTACACCTTAACCTCTATCTCATAGGTGCCTGCCGGCAATGTTCCCAGGCTCTGCTGGATTGATGCTGTGTTTCCGTCTGTTTTGGTCATCAGGATGGCGTTCATATTCCCGGCTGTGCTCTTTGCCACTGTGGCATTGGCCGATGCCGTGAACTTTGAAACGTCCAGACTCTGGTTGTCTCCGCCTTTGATATAATCATACCGGTTCGTGATGCTTTTCTGATCCGTAACCGCCAGCTGTATCTTGTCCTCTATCGACTTGATGCTAGTTGTAATAATTTCTTTCACAGCGGTTTCCCGCTTGTCTGTATAATCATTGGCATTCTTTGTGGCCTGTGAGAATTTCCCCTCCAGTTCGGATTTATACTCAACCGTCAGCTTTTCTGAGCTGACAGAGTTGGCCGTGATCCGTTCGCCTATAATCTGGCCGTCCAGTGTCATTCCCACTGTGTACGGTCCCGCATATCCGTTGTGACTGCCTCCGATGCCCTCCTTGTTTATCTGCAGAATCTTTGTGGCCTTTTCTTTGCTCGGAGCGTCCATGTATAGCTCTCTGAGCCAGAGTCCATTTTCGTCAAATTCTTCCAGATGATATCCTCCGGCCGTTCCTGTCATTTTTGCTGTCAGGTTATCAATGGCCGCCCGGACTTCCTGATTCTGGATTTTCCGGCGTTCCTCGGCTGTTGCTGTGACTCCGGAATAGATTCTGCTCTGCTGTTCTGTATAGGTCAGCTTTCTGTTCTCTCCCAGTGTCAGTGTTGCTCCGTCTGGTTTCTGTAGAGGAATCTGCATCTCCATGACCGGAAAAACTCTGTTCATGCCGTATGGCTTGGCTCTGCACTGAATCCTATCTCCGCACTCAAAAGCATCATAGTCACTATCCATCATGGACAGGTCTACCGCCGTCAGTTCCAGTGTTAAATCCTCAAACTGGTTATCCTCCAGCCACTCTTTTCCTTTTCTGAGCAGGTTTGATGGCTCTGTTACGTCCTGCCAGGTGTTAGTTATCCACACCCACCCAAAGTTTTCCACCGCGCTCTGGTTGTAAATGTAATTTGATCCACCGTTTACGCTGGTAATGTCCACATATTTCTCCAGAGCGTCAATCTCTGACTCTCCCTCCAGACGTGCGCCCAGTGGAATCAGCGCTGTGACAATGTTTTCCGCCGTTCTGCTCAGTGAGTAGTCCAGCATATTCAGTCCGAACTCAATCGGCTGGCTGCAATACTTTCCGTATTCTTCCAGCGTTATCCAGTCCAGATACAGCTTGTCATTCTCATGCCGGAGTTTCAAATATCCTCCCAGTTTCTCCACCAGTTTCTCTCTGATCGCTTTCAGCGTGTTCTCAAAGTTTGTATACCTGTATAGAGAATCATTTGCGTCTGTGATTGTCACTTTTCCCAGATAGATCTTTTTTCTATCCTCCACCTGGTTGTTGTGAATATCCAAAAACGTCTCCAGCATCTGTCGTGGTGTCATATCGTGATACTCAGCTTGTGGCTGTATGGAGTCCGCCAGGAAACTCATTGCGCCGGCGCAATAGACATTTTTGTTTCTGTAACGGTCTACTTTCGGCTGTTTCCGGACCTCTCCATAGAACAATTCTGTTGTATCCCGGAACACACTGACCATGCTGCTCCGGTTCTTGATCTTGTCATACAGTGGGTTGTTTGGCGGTACCGAAAACTCAAAGGTTCCCGCATATCCCGTCTGCAGGTTTAGCGTTGGATTGGTCAGTACCGCCTCTTTATCTCCTGGATAGTAGAGGGTCTGACCGTCCATTTTAACTTTATACAATTACAGTGACCCCCTCCTGTACCGGATCGTGAGTGTGCCCGTTCCAGTGAAACTGAGCACCACGTCCTCTGTATTGACTGTGATATCCGCAAAACGGTTCTTTCCTTTCATCAGTGTGTAGGTTTCCCCGTTCGCCGTCATTTTGAGTCCGGCCGATCCCAGAACGCTCACGTATATGGTCGGAACGAACGGCATCTGATCCGGAACGATTGTGTACGTCTTTGTCTCTCCGGTCCTTACCGTGATTTCTGTACCCTCGTCTATGATCCCAGTCTCAAAATCAAACGAATCCCACAACCAGTCCTCTGTAGAATCCGCCACATTGTACTTGTATGGGTCAGCTTTCGGAATGGCCAATGTGAATGTGCCTATCTCCCTGTTTCTGTCGTATCCCTGGATAGATGCTCTGCCTGTCCAGTAGAACCTAGAGTCATTGTCGAAAATGACCTTGATTTCTCTGCCCTCTACAAGGTTTCTAAGGTCTGAGATGAAAATATCCCAGTTGTCTCTTGGTTTCTTACCGCCCAGCTCGATGCTGATCGGACGGTTTTTGAATATGCGGCGGCCCGTGATGGCTTCTGAGAAATCCAGAAAGCCATCCGCTCCAGGCACGTCCACATAATAGTTTTCCTGTTCCACATCTCCAATATAATCATTGTTTCCTATTGCCAGTCCCCAGTCATTCAGAGTGTGGAATCTTTCGCCGGTGGCCACGATCTCAATCGTGGCTCCGTTTGTAATTGCGTCCATTATAGGAATCCTCCCTCCTCTGCCAGGATACCCAGCTCTCTATCCATATCTCTTGCCAGTTTCGCTGCTACACCTCCGGTATCCCATTCGATGTTTAAGCTCTTGGCCAGGTATGGCAGATACTGAGCCAGCAATGATGTGATATTCATGATGGCGTTTGTCTGTTTTGCGTTGCTCTGGTCCATCATTGCGTTTGCATTGATGGTCATGTCTTTGCTCACGCCCTCGATTGCATCAGCCACCACTGATTTACTCTTTTCGATGCCTTTAGCCAATCCCTGCATAAAGTCCGGCATCCAGGACTCATACTCTGTCAGTGGTCCCTCATCAGGCACTGAGAAATGCAGAAATGAGCGGATTGTAGATGCCACGTCTGACACGGCATCTCTGACTCTGCCAATGGCGTTCCGGATTCCGGAAACTATTCCGTCTATGAAATCGCGTCCCCACTGTACCGCCTGGCTTGGCAGTGATGTGATAAAGCTGATTGCTGACCGGAATCCGTTCTGCACAGTTGATCCCAGACTGCTCAGTGCGTTTCCAATTCCGGAAACCATGTTGTGGAACGCCTGCACCGCTGACTCTTTCAGATTTTGTGCGGTTTGAACCACACTGCTCTTTAAATTCTCCCAGCTGTCGTGTGCGTTCTGCTTCATTTCCTGCCACTTCTGGTATGCAGATTCTTTCAGGTTCTGGAGCGCCTGGATTGCAGAATCTTTCAAATTTGTTGCTGTTTGAACCACAGAATTTTTCAAATTTTCCCAGGTATTGAGCGCCGTCTGCTTTATCATGTCCCACAAACTTGACAGGGTGTCCATAAATCCTGTAACCAGAGTGACCACATGAGTGACCAATCCCTCTGCAAATGATGTGACCACCTGCTGTATTCCAGACCAGATCTGTGATGCAGCGCCCTGGATATTCTGCCAGATATTTTGTGCATCGGACGCCAACTGAGTGAAATCTCCCGTTACCAGGTCGATCAACAAAAGCACCGGTGCAAGTATCGTATTTTTCAGCAACTCCCAGGCTCCTGATGCAATCTCCGTCAGACCTGACCAGATGCCCTGCAGTGTAGTGACTGCATTCTGCCACAATTCCTGTATGGTTGTTACGATTGATGACAGCACAGGGTTTTCCATGGCTTTTTCTTCTTTCTTTTCGTAACATGCTTTTGTGCCGCCCATATCATCTTCCAGTGCGTCAAGCACCTCGCTCTTGATTATGTATCCCATGTTATCCCTCCTCTACCGGCTGGCCAAACCGGTCAACCTTTTCACTGAGCCATTTGCACAAATTCCATGTATTTTCCAGATCTGTCACTAGCAACCGGTGGCTCTTGTATTCATCAGCCATATATTCCGCCATTCCCTGCTCTGACAGCCTGTCCATGTACTCTTTTCTGGTACCATATACCGCCTCTATGACTTCTGTTTCTTCTGTCTGCTCTCTCTCGGCCGTTTCCGGTTCAGATTCTGCTGTTTGATTTTCTGCGTCTGAGCTTTCATTTTCTCCGGTTTCATCATCCTCAACCTCCTCTTTTTCTAGTGTTTCCGTGGATTTTTGCGCGGGCGCAATTTCCTCTCCCTGGCTCTGCGCTCCTGTCTGTTCATTGGTCCTCTCTGCAGGTTCTTCACAATCTGCTTGGCCGCTTTCTTCTCCATCGGTGTCATCTTCCTCTTGTCCTGTTCCTGCTTCATCAGCTGCTCCATGATCTTCCATGCCTCCTTTCTCAATCTCCTGGACATCATCAGTGCCAGTTTCTCCAACTGCTCCACCGTCATCCTCTGGCTTAGGAGCTTCTGTTGCATTTTCTTCTCTTCCTGGCTCATCGGCCGTATCCTGTACTGTGCTTTCTTCATCATCCGCTCCTCCAAAATGGTTCTGCCAGGTCTTAGTCCCTGCTGCCGTATCATCGAAAATCTCCCTTGTCAGCTGATAGAACTCCCACCAGGTCATATCCTTTGGCGTATCTCCGAATTTCTTAAATGTGACACGGTTTTCATACATCATCATGAAATACAGTCCTTTTTTGTACGAACGGTTTCCGGCCGGATTTACTATTTCAATGAATCTGTTGATTGTCTGCTCATCAAACTCCTCGCCATATACTGCATTGAGTATGAGTTCGTTGTCCTGATAGAATTTTTCGACCAGCTGACTGATATCATCGGCCACTCCTGCTGCAGGTTCAGTTTTGTTAAACCTTTTCAGCTCTCTGATATCCTCTCTGGACGTTTCCGGTTGAATCATCTGTCTGTCAGTGTCCGGCAGTTTCAACATCTCCTCCAACTGGCTCCTGCCCAGTTCTGCATATTCCGGCCGGAGCTGTTCGGAATATCCGTCAATAGAATACTCCCGGTTGATGCTCATAAACCTGCTTGTGATAGACGGTCCCAGGCCATACTCGGCCTGAGCAAATTCCGCTATGCTTTTGTATCCGTCCTGTTCGTAGAGCTTCTGATCGTCAATCTGTCTCAGAGCGTATCCGATCCGGACAAAACTCTGTTTCACTCCCAGGAGTTCCTGTTTCAATTTCTGTTTCATCTGTACCCAGTCATCCAGGGTCATCTGCACATATTCCATGTTTACCTCCTTACGCTATGGCCGCCGTCTGGATTGTTTCCGTCAGCGTTCCTGTTTTCAGTTTCATCAGCCAGTTGTTCAGCCATGACTGCATATTCTTTTCATCTGGTTTTTTGTCCTTGTCCCCGTACCACTGCAATATCCTTGGATTTTTTGCATCTATCTCAACCGTGATGTACGGAACGTCAGGCTCTTCTTTGAATCTCAGCATCAGTATGTACGTCTTTCCAGTGTTGTGCTTGGCCAGATATGTGTTTCCTCCCACGCAATGATGGAGCAAACGCCCCTCCATGACAATTTCCTCTGCCGATCTGGCCGGTCTGATGATATATTTATCATCTTCGTAGAGATATTTATTTCTGAGTCCTCTGTAAACGTGCCGAATCTCCGGATAACGCTCTGCCACCTCTTTGAGGTGTTTGTCCATTTCTTCTTTGTTGGTTTCCATGACCATTTTGTTATGTTCCGCCTCTAAGTCCTGTGGCTGTTGATATACCGTGTTGTTGAGGTCGTATCCCAGGTTTATTCTCATGCTCAGATAGTCTGCATAGGTTGTGGCCGTGTGTCTGATTCTGGCTAAGGCACTGCTGCACTCTGTCCCATACTTACAGCCAGCGTATTTCTCTATACGGTTGAGTAATTTTTGCAATGTCATGTATCTGGTGGCCGTTTCCACCTGTGTTCCACTCAAATCCGTTTCTGCCAGATGCTCCACCTGTTCATCCGTCCAGTTCTGTCCCTGGCGTTTCTCCATCTGCATGACTCCCAGTAGGTGTGTGTCTCCTTTCTTTCTGATGAGCTGCTTTACTCTTTCCTTTCGGATTCCCAGGAACTGATCCGGCCGTCTTGCATTCTCATCAGTAACAATGCCGTAGTAACATTTGACCAGTTTTTCTACCACATCGGTCAGTCCCATTTTTACCAGAACCTCAATCTGTGGCGTCTGACTGTAACGCTCCAGGTAGTCAATCGGATTGACCTCCCTGACGTTCTTTGCATATTCCTGTAATGCACTGTACTGGAATATTGTCCCTTTCATTTCTTCGTATGTCTCTGACATGATCAGACCGGCACCGATAGGGATATTTGCCATTCCATACAAATTGCAGTCATCCCAGAAATCTTTCCCCATGTACGGATCATGTTTGTGATAGTCTATCTGGACTTTTTTCCCTGGCTCAAAATATGCTCTCGCAATCTCCACTCCGGAGAGTTCTTCACTTGCGTTGTACATCTCCGGACCTTTATCCCCACAAATGAATCCTAGTGTCCACTTTTTCCCAACTTCCACATAACGCATGACCATTCCGTTTTCTTTGTACTTCTGTCCCAGGAATAGATAGATATATTTGTCACAAGTGCCTTTCACTTTTCCCTGGCACTTGTACTCTCCACGCGCTCCGCACATTGGACAGGTGCCATAGTGCCCCTCTCTCGGTTCTTCCGTCCATCTCTGGAACTGGCTTTCGTAGGAAATTCCGCTTTTCCATCTCGCATCTGTAACTCCTCCGCACTTGCTGCAGGCTATATGTGCCCAGCAACCATGCTTTTTGTAATACAGATAATGCTGATTGTGAAAATACAATCTGTCAGCTCTGTCCAGGATCTCTTTCTCCGGCAGTTCTTTGGTGTGCGCCATTCTATCTGCCAGTGCCTCCTGGCGGCGCATATACACCTTGTGTTCTCTGTTCCGTCTTGCCGTTATTACAATATCGTCCTCATGTTTGTATATGTATTCCCACCAGTGCTCCTCGTTGTATACGTTGGCTTTGCAGAACTTCTTTATCCTTTCCAGATCCTCTGTGCTCTGGAGTATATTTTCTTTTTTCTCCTGCTCCCATGTGGGATGTTCTTCTCCCCATATCACTCGGCCATAACAGCTGTCCGGCTTTATTTTCTGCCTCGTCCATTCTTCCTTTTCCGGCCAATATGTGCCGAAATCCTTTTTTGTGAGCACGATCCGCACCATCGGTATTTCTTTTGATTCTTTTTTGTTCCTGTATACCTCCAGGAAAAGATGCTTTTCGTGTCCAACAATCTTGACCGCCGTGACACCAATGTATTTGACATCTTTCTTTCTGCTGGTTTTCTTTAACCCGAAATACGGTATTTTTTCAATCGCTTTCTTTTTCATCCGTCCCACCTACTTTCCCATGTAGTAGTCCGTGATGATCTGCTTTGCTCTGGCCATGCCCGGGATCCCCAGCGTGACCTTTCCTGCAGATACGCCTGCTGCCTTGATGATATCCTTGTCCACGGTCTGCTGATTCTTGAACGACCACATCAAAAGCGCTGCTATGCAGCCTTTCAGTGACTTTCCTTTCTTCCGGACATTGAATGCTAGCAACTCATTTTCCATGCACTGGCCTCTCAGGTACTCCACCCAGTCCTCCATGATTTCTTTCGGTTTCAGTTCTGCCACCTCAACGTCAATCTTTCCCAGTGCCGCTGTCAGCTGATCGCACAGTGCCGGAATTTCTCCCTGCAGATACATATCCACGAAATCACTCTGGATTCCGTTCTCCTTTGCCATGGCTCTCAGTGACTCTGTGTCTCCCTCATTGAACAGATTCTCCGCAAGCTCATTGATTTCTCCAAAAGAATTGAGTTCTCCAAACTTCTCAAACATTGCTATTCCTCCTCTTTCCCAAATTCCAGACCCAGCTTTTTCCCATCTTCCAGGATCTGCTGCATCTCTGCCTCATACTTTTTAGTGCTCCGCACTGGCGCAAATGTCATTTTTGTACCGTTCTTTGTCGGTTTTCCTATTTTCTGCAGTGCTGCTCCTTTTTTCTGCAATTCATTCAGTCTAATGTTGATAACCGTAATCTGATAAATGTTCTCGTGTTCATCAAACAGCTTTTTTGTCATTCTTGGAAATGTCACTTGATATTTTGTGACTGTGATCTTGTGTTCCATCATCGTCCCTCTTTCGCTTTTCTATTTCTCCCTGCAGCCATCCGGTGTATTCATGTTTTCCCGGCTCTGTCAGTATGAGATGCCTGTTTGACAGTCTCCATATCTCCATCCACTCCTGCTGATTGGCCACTGGTTTCCGCTTGCTTGTCAGAAACTCATTCCCGGCCCATATGGCCAGGTTGCGCTCCAGCATATTGAGAACGAAATCATCCTCTGTGCAGATGCAGACCTCACAGGACTGGTTGAACCTGTCCAGGGCTTTTGCCAGTGCTGTCAGTACGGTCTGATGATATGTCCCTGTTATCTTTCCAAAACCCTCACGGGTTACTGCCTGGCCGGAGACCATTACCTCCAGCACATATCCATAGTGTTTCTCTGTTGCTTTCGGAGAGGAGCTGTCTGTCTCTATGTAGATTTTTACCTGCTGCATTTTATTCCCGCCTCCTTTTCAACCGGATCATGGTATATCTTCGGTATTTGTATCCTGTTACCGGATTGATACCCTCGTGGATCTTGGCAATGTAATATCCCTTTTTTGGTTTTGGTTCTTCTTTCCATCTCCGGAGCTTGTCAACCTTTGGCTCCGGCAATGGCATATTGCGGCTCGTGTTGTAATTTGCCTCGCTGAGTCTCGGTTTTCCTGGCTTTCCGTCTTTCTTTTCCTCTGTTGTATGTTCATCCTTTGTCATGTAATTGGCCAGTTTCGTGAAATCCTCATCATGATACTTGCTGTTCTTGATCTCGATGGACCAGGTACCACCCTTTGTCCATGCTTTTGTGATGATGCTGGCTGTATCTCCAATCTCATTGATGACCAGATGAATATGCCAGGCTCCCTTTGTGCCTCTCTCTATGTTTCTGATCCAGAAAACCTCATATCCTCGCTTTTTGAACTCACGCCTCACATATCTCATGGCTTTCTGAAAATCTTTCAATGCCGCCTGCATATCTGGTGGTCTGTTTCTCACTTCATAGGTCCATGTTGCAAAGATGTCTCCCTCTTTGAAATACTCCAGCATTCTCTGTCTGCACCTCTTGGCTTTGTTCTGAGCATTGACCGCTCTCATCTGTTCCTCTGTCGGTTTGGCTCTCTTTGCTCTCCCTGTTCCAGGACCTCCATACCTGCCATCATGGAACTCTTCTACATCAATGACATCTCCCTGTCTGAACCTGTATCTTTTTCTCTTAACCATAGTCTCTGTGTCCTATCTTTAATATCTTTATCAAGTCCGAACGGGGTCAGCTCATGCCCCGTTTTTCTTGACTTTTTCGGCCCACAATGGTACTATGATTCTAGGTTATTCACGTTTATTGTGAACCGGCTGGCGTCTCCGAAACGTCAGCTTTTTTATTGTTCAAATTACTGCCTCCACGGTTACTCCGAACTCTTTCGCTACCTGTTCGGCGTACTCTTGGCATTCTTCCAGACTTCCGGATCTGCAGATCATATATCCGATCTCTCCAGAGGGAAAAGTCACGGGTCCGCTCCATCTGATAATCTTCACAGGATTTTCTCCCATTACATGTCTACTCATTGATTTATCCTTTCGGCGGTGCTCTTATCATTCTGACCGCTCTCCTTTGTTCGGCTCTTGTATACCGTGTTTGCCTTTTCACATTAAAAAGGACGAAAACCTGTTGAACATCCACACTCTCTCTGGTTTGGAGTGACCACCGCCATTTTTTCACGGTACCTATGCGCCAGCTGTTGGCTTGCTGTGCATATTCGCGGATGCCTTTCCGCGGATTGCGCTCTGCCGGAATCGGACCGGCCTATGGACTGCCCATGCAGAGAGCGCTCTTTCTTTTCCTCATTATTTCCGTTTTGCCATTACCAGTGCGATCACTACCACTGTTAGTGCACCCAGAAAAGCTCCTGCTGCCATTCCACTCAGGAAAATCCCTACTCCTCCCATGGCTCATCCTCCTCATCTTCGTCATCATATAAATCCATCTCATCGAAAGCTCCGTTTGCGGCCATGAACATTATCAGCCACCCCCCGCCGATCACAACCATGCAGATCTGCACCGGATACCAGTCCGGTCCCCATTCTGGCATCTCTGTGATCCCGACTCCGCACAATACCAGGTATGCCGCCATGATTGCCATGGCCGTCAAAATCCATCCTCTGATTTTTCCCGCGATTCTCCGTATCTTTCGTCTCTGTTTTCTGTTCATCTTTTCTCCTTTTTGCGCCCGCGCAATTAGATTTCTCTCTGTGCTTTTTCTGCACTATACGTTTCTTTAGTGGCTCCGCATCGTGTAAATTCTTTATAGATCGTATCTCTATGAACGCCGATCTCATTGGCTATATCAGCCACTTTTTTTCCAGCCTTGCTCATTCTCTCAATAATTACTCTGTCCTCATACCGGAGTCTCTTTGTCTTTTTTCTTGCCACTATGTTCACATCCTTTCCGAAAATAAAATAAGCGTGCAAGAGCTTGTTTTTCACTCTTGCACGCTTTCTTTTTCTCGCCGTAAATAAAAAAGAAATCCGGCAAGAGATTTTTCTATCTCTTGTCGAATTTCATTCTACAATTTATCATTTTCTTTAAATTTCTACATATATTTTTTTATCGGTTTATATTCCACAATAAAAATGTGGAAAACGAGTTTCTTCTATATATATAATAATTCTTG